TTGACGGTGAATGCCCCATGCGGTGTGCGTCATGACCGTGTCCTTGCCAAACCAAGCATTGTCCTCGGCCCATTGTTCTGCCTTGGGGTCAAGCCGAGCGGGCTGCCGAGCCTGCACTTGTGGCTGTGCAACAGGTACTTGGACCGGGGGCGCTTCGGCTTGGTGTCGGCTAAAGGACTCGTAGTTTTGGATCTGCCGCTGCTCTACAGCCAACTGAGCAAGACGCTCCTGGGCTTCCATCTCGGTATCAACATCGCCCTCTTCCCGAGCCTTGCGGATGATCTGCTTTAGGGCAACAGACTGTGTATCCATCCGGCTTTTGGCCTCGCCAAGACGCTGCTGGTCCGATGTCAGGTAGCGCTGATTAGCCTGATGCAGCTGTGCCTGCACATTTTTAGCGTACTCCAAGGCCGCATCTTCACGGCGCTGCGCTTCCCGCAGCCGTGCGGTCATCTTGTCGATGCGCTTTTTGACCTTGTCGCTGTAGTTGTCCAGTTCGTCTGCGTTTTGTTGCGCAGCAGCAGACTCAACGAGAGGGGCATCCTCCTGATTTAGAAGCTCTGCCTTGCCGTCCTCGTTTACCTGCACTTCGGCAGGATTTTCGTCCTCGCCGAGCTTAAATTCCAACTGTTCGTCGTTCATATTCACCCCTTACATGTGAAGGATGTCTTCAGGATCGCTTAAGCGACCGATGATTTCATCGTCATTCAAGATACGGATTTCGCCGCCGTCAATGGCAATCCTGGACCCGGCATAACGGCCAAAGATCACCCAATCCCCTTCCGCGCACCATGGCCCGGTAGGAAATTTCGATTCGTCCTTGTAGGCAAGCCCCCCGACCTTGAGCACATAGCCACAGACCGTGGCCAACTGTGTTCGTTTCTGGGTTTCTTCTGCAAGGACAATGCCGCCCTTTGTCTTCTCCGCCCCGCGATACGGCAGGATGGCGATGCGCCAGCCAGTGGGGATGGGAATACGGTCCTTGACCGAGGCTTCCAAAGCCTGAGGGTCAAACTGACCCTCATCATTGTAGGCGTCATCCAAGGTAGGGCCTTGTTCTTCACGCTCCTGTTGCCATTTCTGCTCCAGAGGCGTGAGTGTTGAGGCGAGTGCTGTTTCCAAGTGGTCTTCTCCTTTGGGGTTATAAATCTTGTGAGACTCGGTCTGCCAAATCCTTGGCAATCCCTTCTGCAAGCCGTAACCCTTCAAGACGACCCATCATGAAACGGTAGCGTTCCATATCTGTAATGGTGCCGTTGAGCACAATAGCTTCAGAGTCAGTGCGCATCTGTCGCAGTTCCCTGAGTAAGGCTTCAATGTATTCAAGCATGGGTTTTCCATGTAAAGCAGACGGTTAAAAGCCACCGTCTGAAGGGCTTAGTAAATCTTTACTGGCTTATTTCCGTCCTTTTTCTTTACAGTCATGAAAGGTCCTGGAACCCCTTTCGGACGGCTTCCCGTATTTCCTGGGTTACTTGTTGCCTTAGGCTTTTTCGTCTTTCCTGCCTTCGCAAGAGCAATTGCTGTAGCTTGTTTAACTGCCTTTGTCTTTGACTCAGGCTTACTAGTGCCAATCTTCCCTGTTTTTCCATAGGAACTCACCATTTCCGAGATGTTTGCACTAACTACTTTGGGACTTTTACCTGTTTTGAGGGGCATTTCGTCTGGCCTCCATGCGTGAAATGTTCTGTTGTTGATCTACCTGATTAAGCCTGCGCTGAGCCATATCAGCCCGCAACAGGGCGATGTTTTCCTGCGATTGAATCCGTGCCTGATTGGCCGCCAGAACATCTTGGGCTTTTTTCTGCTCCAGGGCCAAGCGCTGCTGGTCAATCTGGTTGTCCATCTGGTCATTGGCCGCGCGAATCTGCAGTTCCTGCTCTTTTAGTGCAACAACAGGGTCCGGAACACCTTCTCCACCCATCAGTTGCGACTGCATGTTTTTGGCTTCCATCGTGAACTCAGCTACCTTCAAGGCAATCATGCCTTCCTTCTGAATAACAGAGACCATCCTGTCTGGATCCGTGCCATAGCCCTGGAAAAGCTCTGCCTCCACCGCCTCTTCGGCCTTTAAGCGAACATGCTCAAGAATGTGCTGCTGCAGCAACATCGCCGACTGCGGGTTGGCCTGCAACATCGGTGACATTCCCATCAACAGATGCGAGACAACGTGCGCATCATGCTGCTGCCCAGCAAAAGCCTTTAGCGGCATCATGTTCAACACATCGGAGTTCTCGGACGCCGGATCACGAGGCATCTGGGTCTGCGGCGGCCGCAGGATCCCGTCAATGTCCCGCACATTTAAGGCCGCATACACACGGTAATACGCCTCGTACATGTTGTGCATCTGCGGCGCGCTCTGGGCCAGCTGTAACTGCGTCTGAGCCAGGGTGATGCGCTGCGCGCTTGAGAAAATGTTGGGATCTGCCACAGGCAAGACCGCAACCATGTTGTTAAAGTCTTTCTTCTTAACCTTGCGGCTTGCCCCAGGCACCTCATACGGGTACTCATCAGGCAGATACTCACCAAACCCCTTGGCAAGCATCCGAAACTCGATGCTCTGCGCATAATGCAGCCGCTTGTGGATCGCAGACATGACCATGGATCCACGCTCAAGCAAGGCGAGCGTCGTTCCAACCTGCGCCATCTGGTTGGAATCCCCAACTTGCATGTCCGAGATGCTGGCAAGCCTTCTTCCAGCGTCTACTAAGAAGCCCAGCAACGCAAACAACGTCTGCGAAGGCTCTTTGTACGGCAGTGGCATGAGCGAGGCCGTAAGTTCCGCGCCTCCCGCGTCAATATCCCTAAACTCACCCGGTTGGATCGGATTATCATCGTCCGCGATCCGCGCTCCACGGGCTTTAAAACCTGCCGGTAGGTTGGCCAGCGTCCCTGCATCTAAAAGTTGGCGCAACGCACTGGTCGCACCCTTGGAAAGACCACCAATTAGGTGAACAAAGCCCAGGCCGTACGCGCCAAGGCCCTCGACAAGCACGTAATGCACGAAATATTCGATTCGGCGCTTTAATTCGTCTTCTTTTTCCCAGTTCCTGCGCACTCCGACGATCTGGCCGCTCGTTTCATCAATTGTGACCACGTACGGGAGCTTGATTCCGGTCGATTCACCGTCTTCTCCGGTGTCTTCAAAGCCCAAAATGTCCAAATTAACGTGGAATTCGAGCAAAAAGACCTCTTCGGCGTAGCCTGTGGCCTGAACTCCGACAATTTTGTCCGTATTCGTGCGGATCTGAGACGGATTGGTGTCCTGATCCTCTTCCACAACATCAATGTCGCTGTATTCCCCCGCTACCACACGCTTTTTGAACTCGTTGGCATCCATCGCAATACGGTTCGTGATCCGTGAACACTGCGACATGACGCTCGAACCGGTGTAGGGGATGTACAAATCGTCCGCCAACACCAGTTTTGAGACCATCCGGCCCAACTGACTGTCGTAATACACCTTTTTGAACACCGAACCACCGTATCCGGTGTAAAAGAGCGCCTGATCCATCTCCGGCGTGTACTCTTCCATGACCGTGGTGATCTGGTAATTCATGAAATCCTGCACTCGGGCGGCCTGCTGCGCCTTGTCTATCGTCTCTTTGCCCAGGATTTGTGTCCGAACCGGGCCTCCAGCGGGCATTAGCTCCTTAAAAGCCTGCGCCTGGAACTGGACAATGGACTCGGTGAGCATGGGATGCACAGCACCGGCCGCGCCACGGAAGGGTTTCGTGCGCTCTTCGACCTTTAGACCAAGAAGATCCAGCCCCTTGGCATACATCTGCTCCCACTGCTCACGGCTGGACTTGTCCGCCTCGAACATGTCCAAGAGCTCAAGCGAGATTGCCGAGAGTTCTGCCTTGTCGATCACGTCCACAAGGTTGTCGTAGAAGTCCACATCGTCTGCCTTGGTGTCGATCTCGACCGTCGCACCACCGTCTGGCTCGATGATGATCTCTACCTCGGGCATCGGGCCCGCTTCTTCGATCTCAATTTCCAACGCAGGCGCTGGATTTACCGCCTTGTCTATAGGCATGCGACCATCCCTTCTTTGTCTTTCACAATCCCCTCTTTAATCAAAGACTTGGCAATAGCCCCGTACTCTACCAGAGGAATGACTTCGTGTTCAGTCTCAATCCAGACCTTCGCACCACACGACAGGGGCTTGTCCGGACGGTAGACAATCCGACACGGGCCGTTGATCACCACCTCATGCGCATAGGTGTTGGTCTTGTATGTCTTGACCGTTAACACCGGATCACGGGCCCCGGTCTTGCCGTTGGCCTTGATCACATGCTGGTTGACGTGGACGATGGTCTTCATGCAAGGGCCCTTTTAATGAACTTCGTGACTTCACCGCCTGCAGCAAACTGTGGCAGACCTTGGGTCTTGACCATGTCGATTATTTCGGGAGTGATGTTAAAACCGAGATAAGGTTGATTGTCGATCCCCACTTCTTCTATCTTCGACCCCAGTTTTGACAAGAGCTTGTTGGCCGTCTTGGGCAGGATGTTGTCGTAGAAGGCCTTCATGCCCTCGCCGCCCAACTTTAGATCTACACCAGATAAAGACTGAACCTCGTCACCACGAGCGTTAACTATTTTTTCTGTGGGTTGATCAAGTAACTTATTAGCGGCTTCTTTACCAATAACCCCCTCTAACTCTTTAGGGTCTGTAACTCTTTTCTCAACAACTGGATTGTTGTTCCTATACGCGACAACTGTTTTAGTGCTTGGAAAATAAGAGATCTTGTCTACATGCTCACTTAAGTCATACTTGTCCGCCGCTTGGCTGCCCTTGATAAACGCTACCTTGTCATAGCCATTTTCTACCGCTTCATTGATCACGCGCTTGAGTGCAAGGTTGACCCAGCCCTCAGTGTTTTCTTGCATTCCAATGTCTTTAACAGTGCCCCCAAACCTTTCCGCAGCACGTTGCGCGTCTTCTGGAGAACTGTAGATATGCGGAACGTCTTGGTCTTTTTTGTTTTTTGTGACGAGCGGTTTGCCGTCCTTCATGACTTGATATTGCTGAGTGGAAACAAAGGGGGCGGAGGGTAGTCCACGTTTACCTTCAAAAGATCGTTCAAGTCTTACGGCTTCATCTAAGAGCGGTCTTATTTCTTGCTGACGAGCAGGATTGGCATTATTTCTATTAAACTCATTAAGCAAGTCAGCGGACTTTGCTCTAGCAGCCTTATACTCTGGGTCATCCCAGGGCGTTGATTTAGTGGCAAACCCCTTGTCCCTGCCCTGCTGCGCCCAGTCGGATTGCATTTCCTGCACAAACAAGACCTTCTTGCCCTGCGCGTCCGTGCGGTCATCAAGAAAAATATGGGCAAGACGGTTCCTGTCGGCCTCAGGGCTAACTGAATGGGCGCTGGGAGCGGTAAATTGGTTTTGTTTTGCGGCTTCTGTCGGATACGACATCAGTTCTTGACGTTGCTCAGGAGTCATGCGACTCCAGGTTTCATCACCAACAATAGATCGCGCTTCCGCTTCTGTTGTTTTTTTAAGGGGCAACGTCAGGTAGATCTCCC